TCAAACTTTATCAAACAATTCACAAATGTAAATTAACAATTGTAAACAATGAAAAAAGAATTAGAATTAACTATACCAACAGATTGGGCAGGAGTAACTTTAAAAAGGTATCTTGCTCTTAGAGCAGATATAGAATCATATAAAGATGATGAAGAAGCAATCACTGCAGTTATGTTACTACACTTATGTGGATTAGAACCAACATATTTAAAGTCTTTACCTGTAGATGCATACAATGATATTAAAGATACCATTTCATCATTTGTTAATAACGTAGAACTACCACTACAAAAGTTTATTACAATAGATGGTGTAGAGTATGGGTTCGAACCTAATCTATCTAAGATGGCATATGGTGCTTATGCTGACATAACAAAACATAAGGTATTAGAAATCAATAACGATTGGGCAAGTATAATGAATATACTATACAGACCTGTAAAGCATAAGAAAGGTAGTATGTATGAGATAAATAAATACTCAGGTAATACTGATTCAGATAAATTTCTTAATGTAGGAATGGATGTTCATTTTGGGACACTTTTTTTTTTATTAAATTTGTTAATGGACTTGCTGAGTTCTACCCTGAACTATACGAAGGGTCTGGAGAATCATCACAACATCAAATCAATTTTGGAAAAAAATGGGCATCTTATTCGACAATCATTGAACTTGCTCAAGGAGACATCACCAAAATTGATTCTATAGTAGAAGAACCATTAGAGAAGTGTTTGTTGTATCTATCTTATAAATCTGATAAGAATCAGTTGGATAATCTAATGCACAGAGAAGCAATGAAGTCTGTAAGGTAACTAACGATTTTTAACTTTAGTAGTGTTATATCTAATAAAGAATCCAAATGGCTAAATGGAGTAATTCACGTAATGGTAATTTAAGATACTCAGTTAATAGAGAGAATAACTCAGGTGTATATATTGGACCTACTCAAGGTCTATCTTCACCAAAGAATAGTAGGCAAGGATGTCTATGTTTAGATAAAGATACATACGATGTTAAATGTTGTCAAGGAGCATTGATGCAACAAGGTATTGGACAAACACAAGCAGCGAGAGAACCTCGTGGTGGATTCTCAACTGGTTATAGTGATGGATTTGAAGTAACTTTATAAAACATAAATAACAATGGCAGAATTATCAAAGCAAGCCTTACAAGTAGCAAACAATACGGACTTTCCAAATAACAGTACAGGATATATAACACCTGCTATTCTACGTTCTTTTAATACTAATATGATTGACTCAACAGTTAATCAAGCAGTATATACATCTAATAGTAGTAGTTGGAATAGTTCTATATCACAACTCAATTCATTTACATCATCTCAACAACCACAATTTATTAGTTTAAATGCTTTTACGGCATCTCAATTATTAATCAATAGTGGATATAATTCAGCAACCCAATCTTTAGATATATCAATTACTGGATTACAATCACAAACTGCACAACTATCAGCATTCACATCTTCGATAAATGAGATTAGAGATGGGGGTGTATTGCAAGGATACTCTACAAGATTTTATTTTGGTGGATTAGTATCAGCATCTATTATAGCTAATGTAGACGGAGCAATTGCTTCTATTGATATATTATCAGATAATACTAAATTAGATACAGGTTCGTTTAATACTTATACTGCATCTGTTGCTACACTTCTTCCTGCATATAGTGCATCACAAGCTATTTGGAATGCATCAGCAACTGCTTCTATTTCACAATTGTTAAGTTTCTCATCTTCATTAGATGCAACTTATGCAACTGATGCACAATTAGCAACAGTAAGTTCTTCATTGAATAATAATATTAATACAAAATTAAACACATCTTCGTTTAACGAATATACATCTTCATTTGGTTCATTAGCATCTTTGAATTTATTTAGTGCAAGTATCAACTCATATACTGCAAGTAATAATACAAAATGGACAACCATAGGATTACTTACAGGTTCATATGCAACAACAGGTTCAAATGTATTTACTGGTTCACAAACCATAACAGGTTCTGTATTAGGAAATATAGTTCCTTTGACTATTACATCTCAAACTGCAAGTATGGATTTATCAAAAGGTAATTTCTTTACTTTAACATTGGTATCAGGTAGTTCAACAAGATTATCTGCATCTAATATTAAAGAAGGACAAACTATAAACTTATTGGTAACACAAGCATCTGTAGGTTCAGGTAGTTTAACATACGATTCAACATTTAAATTTAGTCCTGGTAACCAATATACTGCATCAGTTGCTAGTTCATCAAAAGATATACTAACATTTATTACATTTGATAATTCAACTATATACGCATCGGCAATTAAAAACTTAGTATAATGAGATTTTCACCATTTGGATTTTTAGGACAAGGGTTTTTAGTAGACTACCTAATAGTAGGTGGTGGAGCAGCAGGTGGTCCTACAGGAGATGCATTTGGTGGTGGAGCAGGTTCAGTTGTAACAGGTTCTCTTACTTCTTATCAAGGTGATATATTTAATGTTATAGTTGGTGGTGGAGGTACTCCTGCAAGTAGGAATGGTCAAACATCATCATTACAAATTATAACTACTACAATATCTCCCGCAGCAGGTGGTAATGGTAATACATCCGGAAATGGATTTACATCGGGTAGTTCAACAGACTGTTCAGGATTTATTTCTTATGGAGGTGGTGGTGGAGCTTCTATAGTTGGAGGTAATGGTAGTTGTCAAGATTTTCAACAACCTAGACCTGGCAATGGTGGAGCAGGTAAAAGCTGGTTAGATGGTAAATTTTATGGAGGAGGCGGTGGAGCAGGAAATAGTAAAAATACAGAACCTAGAGGTATCTACTTTGGTGTAGGTGGTGTAGGTGGAGGTGGAAATGGTGGTTACACAAATGGTGACACAGGAAATCCTGTACAAGCAACAACTGGTTCTAATGGTTTAGGTGGAGGTGGAGGAGGAGCCGGTTCATACGGAGTTAATATTGCAGGTAATGGTGGTAGTGGTAGTGTAATAATTAGATACCTTGCACCACAAAGAGCAATCGGTGGTAATAATGTATTTGAATCAGGTTCTTATGTATATCATACATTTACAACTAATGGTACATTAATAACATAAAAAAAATAACGATAAATAAAACAAAGAGTGTTAATAACAATATAACTTAAACAATTATGAATTCAAAAACAGTCCTAAATAAGATAATGACCCTACTTTCATTAAAGGAAGTACAATTAACTTACGCTAAATTAGCAGATGGTACAATCGTAGAATCTCCTACATTTGATGTAGGTGAGCCATTAGAAATCGTTTCAGAAGATGGAACAAAAACACCTGCACCAGATGGAGAGCATGAATTATCTCTTAAAGATGAATCAGGTAATGAAAACATCATCAAAGTAATCACTAAAGACGGTACAATCGTTGAAAGAGAAAACGTTGAATTGGAAGATGTTAAGGTTGAAGATATTCCACAAGCAGGTGAAACTGATAAAGCAAACGAAGTAAAGGATGCAGCAGGTTCAGTAGCAAGTGGAACAATCAATGCAGCTGAAGAAACTATGCCAGTTGAAGGTTTACCTGAAGATGGTGAAGAAGAAGGTGAAGAAGGACCTCAAATTGAAATTGCATTAGGTAAGAAATTAGAAGAAATGTCTTACAGAATCGATGAACTATCTGCAAAGATAGCTAAGATGGAAGAAATGTTACCAACTGATTCAGAAGTAGTTGAAGAAGAAGAAGGTGAGGAAATGGAAGAAGAACTTCCTAAGTTAAACGGAGCTCCGGTTGAAGAAGTAATGAAATTCTCAGCTGAGTTAAACTCAAGAAATTATGGTAAGAAAGTTGTAGGTTCACAATCTTCATTCTTATCAAAATTATATAAATAATTAATTAAAATATTTAAACAAAACAAAATGAAAGCAAAACAAAATTTCGCTCTTCCTACTATCACATCTACATATGCAGGTGAGGCAGCATCAGGATATATTGCAGCGGCATTATTAAGTGCAAGAACTTTGGATAACAAATTAGTAACTATCATGCCAAACGTGAAGTACAAATCTGTAATCCAAAAGTTAGACGTAGCGGGAATCATACAAGATGCTTCTTGTGATTTCGTAACATCAGGTTCGGTTTCTATCTCTGAGCAGGTATTAACTCCAAAAGAATTACAAGTTAACTTACTATTGTGTAAGCAAGAATTTGTAGCATCTTGGGAGGCAATGCAATTAGGTTTCTCAGCATTCGATGAGATTCCAAAGAACTTCAACGATTTCTTAATCTCTTATGTTGGAGGTAAAGTAGCAGAAGCAACTGAAACGGCAATCTGGCAAGGTGTTAATTCAACTAACGGTCAATTTGGTGGATTTACTCCAGCATTATCTGCATCAATCGCAGCAGGTGGAGCAGGAGCAGTATTACCAGCAAGAACAACAGGTGGTTCATCTGCAATCATCTCCGGTTCTGTAACATCAACAAACGTAATCTCTAAATTAGATTCAATCGTTTCTACTATTCCTGCAACAGTTTATGGTAAGGAAGATTTGTTGATTTACGCATCTACTAACGTAGCAAAAGCATACCAACAATCACAAGCTGGAGGTTCAGCAGGAGCTAACGGTTGGAACAACCAATACAATGTTGGAGAGAAACCATACAACTTTAACGGTATTGAAATCGTTTTAGTTCCAGGTATGCCTGATAACTCTATAGTAGCAGCACAAAAATCTAACTTATTCTTCGGTACAGGTTTATTATCTGATTACAATGAAGTTAAAGTTATTGACATGGCGAACATCGATGGTTCTCAGAACTATAGAATCGTTATGAGATATACTGCAGGAACTCAATTCGGTATTGGTTCTGACATCGTATATTACGGAGCATACTAATCTCTAAACAAATAAGGTAGGGGGAAATTCTCCCTACCATTTTTAACTAACAATTTAAAAACTTAAAACTATGCCATGTAACTTATCAGCAGGTAGACAAGAAGTTTGTAAAGAATCAATTGGTGGTATCCAAGGTGTTTATTTCATCAACTATACGACTGGTTCATTCACTAAAGATGTAAACGGTTTAGTAACCGCTTTACCTGCATCTTCTTCTTTATATTTCTACCAATTAAAGGGAACAAGTGCATATACTGAAACAGTAAATTCATCTCGTGAGAACGGTACAACTTTCTTCAATCAAGAAACTGTATTGAACCTAAAGAAATTGACTAACGAAATGACCACTCAATTAAAATTGATGGCATACGGTAGACCTCAAATTATCTTATGGACAAACAACGGAGATGCTTTATTGGCAGGAGAGCAATTAGGATGTGATGTAACTGCAGGAACAATTAGTACAGGAGCCGCTTTAGGTGACTTGTATGGATATTCTGTTACCTTAACAGGTATGGAAAAATTACCAGCAGCATTCTTATCTGGCTCTACAACTACAACAGGTATTCCAACTTCAGTATTGAATGGTGGAACTATCGTTTACGGTTCATAGGCTTAATCAGTATATCATTTGAAATTATAGAAAGGTATCTCCAAAGGGGATACCTTTTTTTATTGATGATTATTAGAAGTTGTGGTGTTATTATTAGATACGGAATAGATAAATACTAGATAATGCTAACATATAATATATCACAGAGCAACGATTATGCTATTAGAACCGATGTAACTGCATCTGAGTTCTTTAATATGAATATGCAGAATATGTACACATTAGAAAATACTACAATGTCTTTAAGTGGTATAACATATGATGGATACGAAAGTTTGTTACAATTTACAGGAAGTATTGCATCTGCAAGTGTATCATCTGAATATAGATTAGAATTAATTAACACAGGTTTAGTTGACCCGATATGGAATGGTTCATTGCAAATATTCGTATCTCAATCAATTGATAAATCAGTATATGAAAATAAAATTCCACCTGTAATTTCTCATAATAGTGAGAACAGATATGTAATTATAGATTAATATGAATAAACAACAGAACTTTTCGGTAATAAATGTAAACACAAATCAATTACCAATCATAACAGAAGATACAAAGACAAGACAAGCCTGGGTTCCATTTGGAGTTTATGGTCAAGATGATTTCTTTGCAGCAGTAGCATCTGCATTTAATGTATCTACTACAACTTCTGCTTGTGTAGAAGGAATAGCTGATTTAATCTACGGTAAGGGATTATATTCTAAGAGGGAAGGGTTTGATACCATACTACAAAAGATAATCCCACAGGAGGAGACGAAACGTGTTGCATTCGATTTAAAATTGTTCGGTAATGCTGCATTTCAAGTGTATTGGAATGATGAACACACAAAGATAATTAAAATGTATCATATTCCAGTTCAAACTTTAAGAGCTGAAAAATTACATACATCTTCTAAAGTAGAAAATTACTATTACTGTATTGATTGGTCAGACCAAAGAGCAGTAAAGAACAAAAAGAAAGTTCCTGCATTTGAAACATCGAATGAAAAGATGGAGATTCTTTATATTAAAAATTACTTTCCAGGTTTATATTACTATTCTTTACCTGATTGGGTATCTGCAATGCAGTATTCTATATCAGAAGGTGAGATAAGTAACATGCACCTTAACAATATCCTTAATGGTTTCTTACCTGCAGTAATGATTAACTTCAATAATGGAGTTCCTGCACCTGAAGAAAGACAAACTATTGAAGATTTGATACAAGCTAAGTTTACAGGTACAGAGAATGCAGGTAGATTTATGTTATCATTTAATGATGATGCTACAACTAAACCTACAATTGATGTAATCGACATTTCTAATTTACACGAAAAATATGAATATGTTGCTGAATATACGCAAGATAGAATATTAGTTGCACACAGAGTTACATCTCCATTATTATTTGGTATCAGAACTGCTAACAATGGTTTTAGTTCTCAATCAGAAGAGATGATGACAGCATTTTCAATTATGCAAACAATGACAATCTCACCATTTCAAAATCTAATCTTAAACTCATTAGATTACGCTTTAACTTGTGGTGGATACGAAGATGCACAATTGTACTTTGACCAATTAACTCCATTAGCAATCTTATCTCAGCAAGCAGAAGATACTGATAAAACAGTTTCAGAAGTAGCAGATGAAACTAATAAAGAGTTAGAGAATCCTGCAACTACTGATGATTCTCAAGATGCAGAGGTAACTGAAGCAATACCACCAACAAAAAATAACTTTGAAAAGGTAGAATTAGTTAGAACTACTCAACCTTTCTTCTCAAAAGAATACGAAACATATAACGATTAATCATAATGGCATACGCACTTTTTATAACTCGTAACGATATTATCAAAAACACTCCATTACAGGGTGCTATTGATGCAGATGCTCTTTTACCATTCGTAAGAACGGCACAAGATAAGTATCTTAAAAATCTTTTGGGAACAATATTATTTGATTATTTACAAGCACAGATAATAGCAAATACTGTATCTACATTATCTTCTTACTATCAAGAATTATTAGATGATTACATTAAGAATACTTTAATATGGTATTCAACAGTTGAGTATATACCATTTAGTTCAGTTCAATTTAAATCTAATGGTGCAGTAAAGCAACAATCTGAACAAGGTATTGCTCCATCAAAAACTGAAATTGATTATCTAAAACAAATTGCACAAACTAATGCTGATTATTATGCATTAAGATTGCAAAATTATTTAATTTCTTATTCACAAAATATACCACAATACTTACAGTCAATTGGAAATCAAACACAGATATATCCAGACCAGAGTAACCAATATTTTGGTGGAATACAATTGTAAATTCACAAATGTAAACAAAGATGAGTCAAAATATTATTTTATATACCGGAAATAACTTTACTCTATACTATAATGTTTTAAATTATTTTAAAACAATTATGAGTAATCACCCTTCTATTTCAGAAGTGACTCAAGGTGATATTACTAATATAGATTATGACCAGTTTCCTTCTTATCCTTTAGGAAATATTGTAATTACAGATAGTACATTTGGTACATCTGTTACAACTTATCAAATACAATTAACTGTTGCTGATAAGATTAAGAATAAGAATAACGAATCTAATCCAAGAACCAATGCACAAACTTTACCTTTTTATGGGATAAATGATGTGGTAGATATTCATGCAAACACTTTAGCAATTATAAATGATTTAACATCATATACACAAAGAGGAGTAGCAGGATTTGAGATTAATGGTGATATAGTATGTAAAGCATTTGCTGATGATTTTAATAATGGTTTAGCAGGATGGATTGCAACGTTTGAATTAACTACACACAACAATAAAAATCGTTGTTTGTTTGATTTAATAAAACCGTCAGCATTTACTACTTATGTAATAGAAAATTGTGATACACAAGAAAGATATATTGCAGTTTTAGACCAACCAACTTTCCCCGTTGGAAAGGTATTTACATCGATTATAAATCCAGAAGGTTCAACTACATATGATAACTTAGCATGTTATATCTGTATAGAACCAACGGCAGATACTAACTTTGATTTTGTTAATCTACCTGTATTGCCACCTGGTGAATTAGAAAATTGTGAGGAATGCCAGAAATGGATAACACCAGGTAAGGTATGGATTACAACACCTGGTAAGTGGAACGAACAATATCAAACATGGATAAACATATAATAAAATAAAAGATGGGTAATTTAAGTAACCTTTATGTATCAAAAAGTTTTCAATCTCTAATTCATTTAGGGACTGATAGTACTGCTACAACTGCTTCAACCTTATTACAAGATGGATTTGGAAATTCTATTGGAATTGGTGTAAATACCAATGGGGATTTATTCCTATCCGGTAGTTTAACTGCATCACTTCAATCAGGGTATGTATGGATAGGAGATAGTAATGGTAAAACTAAAACAGTTGCAACTTCGTCTTTTGGCATATCAGTAGATACTGGTAGTTTAACAACAACTGCATCATTCAAT